CAATTTTCTAAGAAAACGAAGTAATAATTCATAAAACATTACAACGTTGTATCTAACTAACACATAGAAAAGTTGTGCCCACGGATCACTCCTCATTGATAGATGTGCATGTGTACACACACACCTTCTCAGAGAAATCCTACATTGTGGAACTCGTTAGAGCCTCTAGATAACCATTGTGATGGGAGGTTATTTAGAGTAGATGATAGCAAACCCAAATCAGATCATCTTAGCTTTATACTTCGCCAAAGTTTTTGCCCCTCAGTTGAGAGCGGTCGTGATAAAGAAAGGTGGGATCGACGTGAACATACCAAAGTTCAAATCGTCACCACCACTTCGCGCAAGGATAAACTTATTAAATGTAGGTTTATCTGCTGAATTATCATAAGTCGAAAACTCGATGAAGGACAAATTGTTTGCAATGTTGTTGGATGCAGAAGTTGCACTCCCAACAGTAGACATTGCATTGTTACGCGACTTACATCGTGCATACATAGGAGATTGAACCTCCATCATATCATTCTGCGCAACATCAGTGAGGACCACGGACGAATGGGCGAGCAGTCTGCTAACATCATTAGTTGCGGCTGCACCGCCTATCGCACTAGTTCCCGACATGACACCCATAGATGTTGTTACACCAACAAAATCAGTATATCCCAATGAAGCAACCCATGTTGTGTTATTACTCGTGAGGGGTGCGAATCGTGTACGAATCGATCCTCGTGAATAACAATAGAACATTGAAAGTTGCCCAATTAAATCCGAGGCATAAGATATGCTAGCAGTACCAGTAGTCACATTAGCCACAGGATTAAGATAAGGATAAAATCTAAATATCTTATTGGCAGCAGGAGATACATGATCTATGCCCCAAACCGATTTTAATAACGATCTGAGACTCATCACTCTCTCTCCAATACACAATCTAGAAGTATCAACTTGAAATTGTGGGATAGAGGTGGTGCCTACTGGTTTAGATAAGATAGCGCAACCAGATTTGTTGCCAAAAATATCTGCTGATTGAATCACAAAATCCTGATTAAAATTTATTGCAGTTCGTGAGTGAGAACCCGCGAACTCAATATCTGGACCTCCACAAGCTTCAACTAAAATTTGAACTTCTTGTGAGACAGCATCAGGACATTGTAATCGATCATACACCCAAACATTAATACGACCATTATCGCCTCCAGTAGTGGAGACGTATTCACTAGGTTGCGTCCAAGGAATAGTGATAGAAAATTCAGAATGTTCTCGAATATCAATAATATCTCTATGTAGATAATCAAGATCAGCTATGTTCGACGGTGTAGCTAACGAATTTGGCGAATAAGTTATTGCTAATCTACCTGAATGAAACTCAGTCTTAACCAATTTAAATTTATACGTAATTGAGCCTCTCCACATAGGGAAAAGGTAACACATATATGTTAGTGGACCAATGGAAAAGTTATTCAAGGTGTTATAGACAATAGGAGCACTTGCAAAATTCGGCGAAACCAAAATAGAATTAATGGAACCTACAGTGGTAGCTGTTGTCCATGCAATTCTGTTCCGGTAAGTAGGAATGCTACACAGGTAAGTAATATCCATCTCATCAATGTTCGTCCCGGCAAAACCTGGGGCAACATCAACCATATTATCGGAAGTGAAACCCATAGGTAGAGAATTATCAACCTTATTGGTGTTAACCAAATAGGGAAAATTAGTTCTCTGCATCCTGGTAACTTTTTCAATGTTTGAAGGTGCACTCCATCCAAACACATTAGATGCATCTGAGAGGATAGAGGATACCCAAGACAAAGATCCCATAAAAGGACCGAGCATAGGTAATGGAGACAATATTTGAGAGGCATGGGCAATCTTACGAGTGATACCTGTAATGGGACCAACTCCTGCTTGTTCAGCCTCAGCTTGTGATGCATTCCTTTTCTTAACCGAAGTCTTGAAAATAGATGCAGACTGTACCGTGATACCAACATTACTGAAACCAACAAATTCAACATCTTCAAAATGCACGAAAATGTGGTAATCAGCAATAGCGGTACCTGTACCAAACGACAAGTTTTCATATGGAAACAGTCTAGCAACACCCCACGTTCCCAAACCAGTTGATGGGGCATTAGCCCAATCAAATTGGTAGAAATCATGGGTGGAGGAAAAGGGAATGCGTAATGTGACTTCAGTATCGCAAGCAATATCAAACTCAACACGAGGAAGATTAGTTCTCTGAACCAATGTTGCCATATGGTTATTAACCCAACCATTTCCTTTTTGTCCTCCTCCAATTGCATAAGTAGCTCCACCTAGTGGACACCAACAGAGCATATACCTGCCTTGCTGGAATCTATCGGCGTTGACAACTAACCTCAAAACTATAGTAGCTCTAAATCCAAATCGCCCTTTTGGTTTTTCATTGTAAAAGGTATTAGTAAGAGCTTGTTGTGGTAATGCAATAGGGTTGAAACTTGTTGCAGTGTCAGTTGCACCTAGAGTACCTGATTGTATACGCAAAGGTCTAGCTAAATAAAAAGCTAAACTAGTTTCGGTATAATTCTCAGGATTTTTATAGAACACAGGATCGAGCATCATCTCTTGTTGTTGGGTTGCTTCCCGAACACCTGCGTCCGTGGTAAAGACAGTTGTACCACTCACTTGGTGACCACTGCCGGGGTCCATTTGTGTTTCCACGAAATTTTGGGTGGGATCAAGGCTACCACCATTAGCGCCTATATTTTTATTTTCAGCAAGTCGTGTTTAAACCAAAGAGTGACTCAGTTCCTTGGAGTTTTTGGTGCCGCCTGGATAGTGGAAGGACTGCTTCCGCCCCATCCTGTACTGTAATCTAAATAGAAAGGGCTATAATTCCTAACGCATAACTCATTCACTTTGCACACCATTTTGTATGTGAATGGAAGATCGAATAGGAAAGTTTGTGTAATTACGCATTACACGGCGGTGGAGAAAGCTCCACACTGGCTATAGTTTAATGTCCGTAGTACCCCAGACGTGCTATGGATTATTCTGTTTCACCTAAGACAATATCCATCCTTCTTCTTTTAGTCATATGCAGCGAAGATATCACCTCACTGTCTGGCATAAATAGTTCTATAGCTGATGCATACTGTTTATGGTACTTTTTCCAGGTGTCTATATCATGCAGTGACAACTCATTGAGGAAATCCTCAACATTAGAAGACGCAACTGCTAAATAATCTCCTTTCTTAGACCATAGTGGTATCTCCCTCACAGAAGTGATATCTAAACAGGCGATGTAACGATTCCTCGCTTTCTCATACCTGAAAGATCTCTTCAAGAAGGAAACTTCACTAAGCTTCTTAAACTTGACGACATCGGAGGTTTTATCAGAGGAGGTATAAACATAACCAATCTCTAACATCATATCCTTAACAGTGACCCCATTGAACAGTTCTTTAAAACTGTTGGATACGGCCATTAATAGATCATCACCCGTAACAAATAATGTCACGTGATCATCAAATTTAAGATTAAAGCCAAAAGCCTTATAAAAACAGTACCTGTGTATCAATTGATTGTTCATGCAATTAATTATTAAGGTCAATGGATTTCCTGATGGTAATGAACCAAACCACTCGTAGATAACATTATTAACGATGTGTCTAGAATTAACAACTTCTAACCATAAAACTTCTCTTATTCGATCATTCCCATCATCATACCACTCATTAATGATTTGTAGTATAGCCCAAGCAAAGTCTGTTAGCATTGAACCGTCAAACTTCGAAAAATCGCCATCACACACCGGAGGATCACGACCATCAGAACGAGACTTAACAGCTTGCGCTATCTCATCCCACCTTCTGGAATATGGATTAATCGTTGTGACCATTCCATGTGAAACCGAATTCAGGTGCACAAACTGGGCAAATCTCCCAAAGTACCTTCTAAAGACAACGAGATATATAAATGGTGATCCATTGAATAACCTAGTAGAGCCACTCAAAACCTTTTCAATAGTTCTACGTTCACTCTTCAAGTTGTCAGTCATAACCCACAATCTACGTACACCATTAGAAGCATCTTGAACCACGCCTTCACATGCTCGAGTTAACTCCTCGAATCTTGGGTGGGTGGAACCCCTCATCCCATTGATCTCAAAAAGAGAAGCTTTCAGATTGCCTTTATCATATTTGATTGGGAAACCCGGGCTTGACGAGCTCTTGATTGCTTCTAAATGCTCCTCCTCACAACTACCCCACAAAGATTCTTCATAGGATAATAAAGTTTTAGGAGTCTTATTAAATTGAGAAAAGAGCATACCTTGGAAATCTTCCTTGGCACACATCAATATCTTCTGGTCGACAATACTCTCATTAACACAATACTTAGATAGGGCATTGGCATATGGATCTATTCCATCCTTTTCGCGCAACAAAGCTGGTAATTGTCTTGACACAATAGCTGCATCATCCTTATTTTTCAGTTTGTTTATAGGAGAGGGTCTGATATCAGTGATTCCATACGGACTATGATTTTGATTGACTTTACCTAAAACGCGATACTTAGAAGAAATACAGATTGGTACTGATTGAGTTTCAACCTCATCTAGCATAACTTCATCTATGATTTTCTTTTCATTTGGTACTGTCTCCAACAGTGAGTCTAACAATTCCTGTGTGACTATTGTTGAAAAGGCGCACTCATCTTCAGAATTTCGCGACCCTGCTACATGAAAGCCTAAAATCCGGTGTCCTTGTAGTCTTGATCTACGAATATATAATGGTGCACCACAGTCTCCTGCGTTAGTGTCTGCAAAATAGCGAACTACATGCTTCATATGATAAAATTCCCCATTTGGGCCTTTCACCTCTAAAGATGTTTTGTACGCGCGAGAGCTGGCCATAAAATTACGAGCGGGCATTGAAACTGTTACGTCAAACATGTTCATGTACGTATTAATCGAGGATTCATTAATAAAAGATTTCTTCGTTATATCTTTACAATCGCGTGTATTGACATCCAACACAGCAACATGGTAATCTTCAAAACCATCACCGTATGATTTGTCCACAAATTCAAATAATGAACATCTACCCCAGACAATTTGATTATCTTCATTAGTAGGTGGCACAAAAAGTACAGTATTGGTGCTCAGTTCAGGGTCTTGTGCAATAGCTTCAACCACCGTATGAACAAAGTGCAACGGAATTAAAATCCGGTTTTTCTTCAGAATTATACCATACCCCAGCATCTTGAAATCGCCAGGGGCAACTTCCATTTTAACGGTGACCACGTTACTCTTATCTAAAGATTTTATAACTTGTTCACCAGAAATATCGAATGCCTGAGTAATATTCGACGGTACACCAGCCCGCATTTGCTGCTTCATCATCTGTAGCGACTTATTTGCGTGTTTGGCGTTTTTAGACTTAAATATACCATAATCAGTTTGGGCTTCGGATAAATCTTCACCCCTACTGTTAAACATCTTGTACAAGACGGTAACGGTAGTCACAACAGCTGTAAATTTTAATATAACAGATTTGTCGATTTCCTTCAACCATTGGTACATATATCTCATACCATCACACGCCTTGTGTGCGTACTCGAACATTAAGTCTCTAAAAGAATAAACTTGGGTCACCTCAACATGGGCACTCACTCGAAACACGTCTTTATCAAGACTATAATCGTTTGCATACCTACTGTGTTTGGTACCTAATATAAATCTTTTGAAGTTCTCAGCATCATGCTGGTACATCAATAGTAATAAATCATCACCACTAAGGTGCCAAGTTATGTCTGCATAATCTATGATCTCCCTGAGGCAATTTCCTAATTCATAAGGATTGAAAGTTTTATACCTATCAAAGAAACCATTCAATTTATCAATGGTATCTTGAGACACACATGGTAAAATGGATCCAACGGCTGCTAACATAGCCCTGCCTTCGTCTTCAACTCGTAAATCGAGAGAATGTGCTAAATCCAATATATCTTGGCTCTCCTTAATGGTATGTACCATCGCCCACATCGGGACGACCTCATCCTCATCTTCTTGTAAATCAGGAGTCTTAAAAAGGTTAAGTAATGATTGTGTCTCGACAAATTCTTCGGGATGTAATTCCCTACGGACTTTGTCAGCTTCCATTTTAAAGTTGGATAGATGCTTCTCTGCCCAAACTTCGCGTTTTCGATATTCACGAACAGTATTGGAGACTAATGTGTCATACCCATAAGGTACTCCACAAACTTCACCCCCTTGATCGCAAGGATAGAACTCAAAAAATTCCATTCTAATATCTGAAGTGGTGCTATCACCAGAAACAACTTGGGGCAAAGTGCTGTAATCAAATCGTCTATCATGTAAACCAGAAAAACCTGGGACACAGTATTGTGCCTTCGGAGCGGCTATTACATTTATAACAAAACGACGATTAACAGCATCAATGCAATTGATAGAGTTGGATTTCAACCTCATCTGGTTAGTCGTAGCTAAAACAAATTTTGGTCGAATTCTCAGTTCTCCTTTTAAATCCATGGCAGCAGCGTGTCCCATACACTCAAAAGAATTAATGAAACGAATAATATTCATCCATTCACTATCTGGATTACCCGCAGCATCTCGCGATTGACCTAAGTCATCAAAAAATACTGTTATAGTTTTAGGACTATATCCATC